AAGGCCGCAGGAAAAGAACTACCCGGATTGGTGCGGCGCAGAAAAGCAGAAGTTGCTTTGTTTATGTAGTCTCCTCAAGCGGTTTACCCCCGGCGTAAAAACCGGGGGTTTTTTTAGTCATCTTTGAAGATAACTAATGTCACACCGATCCAGCAAACCAGAGAGAGAACAAATGCCAGAGGAGAGAGGTTGGCCTCAGAGACGGCCGCCCTATTCGCGACACCCCCTAAAGGGGAACCCCGTCACGAAGCGAGAAATGCAGTCGCTTTCTCTTTAAGAATGCTTAGATAAGAAAATTAGAAGTAATTTTAGAGAACGAAATGATTATCAGAGGCGCGAACAGCGCAGTTACCCGGCGAAGCGGAGAGACGATAATAGACATGCAAGAACTGTTGTTCTGCATGACACGGCGAGAACGCCTAGCATTTGTGAACGTCATTGATTATTTCAATGAGACAGAGAAACAATCACAAATGGAACAGAAACCGACAAAAATGCAAAAAAGATAGCCCAACAAATACGGTCTATCATTTTTTGCACCAAGGCACAAAGGACCGTGAACCGCCCGATCCGCGACTATCGTCGGGCCGGGCTTTACACGTCATATCTTCCTTGACCAACGTCAAGGGTTTCGACTGTTTTCTGATTACCTGAGGACGTTCTGGCGAACGCATCAGGGAAAGGGGTGCGGTTTGACTTGGCAGGGCGTCCCTGACGGTCAAACTCGGTGGGGGTACGAAGGCCGCTTGGCGCAGATCGCTTGCCAGCGTCCGATTGGCCGCTGCTACGCGAAACGTCCCGCGTTGGACCGATGTAATATTCGGGGTGCGCAGTTGCGCCCCCGTTTTCAATGAAGCCTTGCCATTCTTCGACATTATCAAACCCCCAACGTGAAGCCATATCTAGCAATATAGCATCTTCTGCAATTTTTCCTATAGCGTCTTGTGTAAGAAGCCGGGCACTCATTTGTTCCAAAGAAAGCCCGCGAGATGAAAAATGATCATCAGGCCAAGGGACCGACGTATCGCAGGCGTCAATATACTCTTGCCGTTCGATCTTATCGAAGGTCTTGGCGACCCATTCCGACATTTGCGGGCGATCAGCCCTGTCCAAGGTGATTGCATTGAGATAGTCGCGACGAGTCGCGCCTGTCATGAGATATTTTCGTCCTGGCTGACCGCCCGGAGGAAGATACTCGAATGACGAAGGCAGCACATCGTGTTCCACAGAAAGCGCAGCCTTATTAGCGAACCAAGCAGCGCCAAGCGCAGGCTTTTTACTCATGGAGAACCAAGCAGTGCTCTTGTCATCCATAGTTAAGTATTCGCAGACATACTTGATGCCCCGTTCAGAACAGGACCAATCAACTATTATGTGGCCATGCGGCCACTCGGAAATGTGAACCATTTCCTCTTGAGGTATTTCCCGGCAGAACCGAGGGAAGGCGTCAGGGTCCGACGCATGGCCTTTCCGATCAAGATACGGCACACGCCCAGAAGGCTCAGCGCAAAGCTTGGTGAAGAAAAGGATTACATGAAAGTGAGCGCGGCCCCGCAGATCGCCGTACTCGCCTGCAACGAAATACCTTATTTTGTGACCCGCCTTTCGGAGCCGTTTTATAAATAACTGAAAGTGGGTGACGTTAACGACTTTATCTGACAAATCAGCCCAATCGTGCCGAGGGGCATAGGTCAGAGAGACGGTTGCGACGTGCTCAGAGGTGGAAGCTTCTGCCAAGCATCGCCCCACCCAGTCGTTTACCCGGTTTTGCTTGCAAAGTTTACACATATCGCAGGGCACCGGGGTTTGTTCCCATTTAGGGCCGCGTTTAACCCAGACGTTGCTAGGGAATAGACACATTTTCGGCCTCTCTCATCAATGGCGGTGTCACTAAAAGGGTAGGATAATCAAGGAGTACTACCCCTGCCCACTTCCAAAAACGAAGTTTTGGAAGTGGGCAGGCGAAAGCACCCGCCGAGGCGGAGGCTTTCTTGTCTCAGGTGCCGACAGGCTACCGATTGTCGCGCAAAATCGCCGAAGGGCTTTTACGGACAGGCTCAGAAGGCGGCAGAACACGCCGCCTATTGCGGAAATCGGAAATTTCCCAGTGAGCAGGATCCCAACGGAAAGTGTCCTTTGCCGTTTGGTCATCGCCGCCCCAATTAAGGTGCAGCTTGCCAAGAGGCGCCAGTTTTGTAGGCTTCACAGGCAGACCAGCGTTAAGCCTGCGAAGGCAGTCTTGCCCCAAAGTATGAATGAAAAACCATTCATCCTTGGTAGCGCGCCAATCATACACAGAATGGACGATATCGACGGCCTCACCGATATTGTGAGCGCCGTTAGGATAAGTGGACCGAGAAAAACCTTCTGCCACAAGGCGGTCTTGTTCATCCTTCCCGCGCAAAGCGCAATGTACGTAAAGAGGAATTCCCCGCTTACGCGCGGCCATAACAACCATAGCCGCCCAACGCTGCAAGCGAGGATCAACATTTGCCCAATCGGCACGGTGGCCTTGCTTGGCATAGGCCTCCGACGCCAAATAGGCGGGTGCCGACAGCCGCTTGGGCACGTCCCAAACAGCGTTATCAACAGGGAACCGCGTAAAGCGATCTTCCTGTAAGGCGGAATCAGGGCGTTCTGCCCTTGAAGCAGCAATGAGATCTTGGGGCGTCCTGAGACGCCCCGCAACGAAATCCTGCCACCACTTTGTCAGTGTGTGGCCGGGTTTCATTTTTCCGCCTTTTGCTTATCGTCAGAGGGCGGGATTTGTTCGATGACTTGAACGTCATCTTTTTTCGGCATCGCAGAGGCTTGCGCCTCTCGAATACGCCGGATTGCATCGCGTTCCATCAACTTCAAGTTGCGTACCGCTTTGGACACTTCATAGACCGTGCCGCTTTCATGCGGCAAGCGGTCAATATTGGTGAACCTTTCCGAGGTATCCTCGCACGACCGGGAATAGGTGTTGCGCTTAAATACGCGCACCCCCTTATCCGCCACTACTTTGAGCGTTGCGGCTTCCGGTAAGTTAAACCGGATTTCCGTTCCGTGGGCCGCGAGGGCCTCGAAGCCTTCGACCACGGTAAAGACGGCCGCCGGGGCGGAGCACCGCAGTTGCACGAGGCCGGATGTGATTTTGACTTCCGCATTTGGTTTGATCTCCGACCAATCAAGAGGGTTGAATTTCATAACTTTGTTCCTTGTAGGTTGAGGTTAAACGCCGCTGGATTCGACAGCGTCGTAATCGTCATTGTTTTCCGACAGAACATCGCCGAACTGGGTTGTCCCGATAATAGTCGTGACGTGCCGCGCCACGATCTCGAAAGACGGGGCGAGCGTGTCCGCAAAAACATCATTGGGGAAAGGCACCGGAGCCAGATAGTGGGTGCCAGTGAAGTTTGGATTGACAATATCAGTTTGCCAAATGCCCATGCGGCTTTCGGTAACAACCGCGCCGGGAACATCTTCATAGAAGATGCCCCCAAGGCGGGTAAAGTCGCGCTTCCATTTAGCGTTCATAGGTTCATAGCCATAAAGACCCGAAGGCGTCGTATGTTTGGCGTCCAGCCGCCGATTCAGAACCATATCAACAGGCAGAGTGCGCTGAATATCGCGCAGAGGGTTTGGAAGCATATCGAATGTCGTGCAAAGCAGAGCCTCGTCCGCCATGCGCTCATCAAGGCGCTCAGGAAGCACCTCGACAGTATAAATGACATAGCCACCAACATCCGTTTTGGGAACGTTGAGACGTAGCGCGACCGAGCCGCGCCCCGTCGTAACGGAAGCATCAAGATTTGTCGCATCCGTGGCAAACCGCTCAGAAAAATTGACCGGGACACGCTTGCTATCCAGCAGCCAAGGCCGCTTAAAAGCTTCCGCGCCGGGGTCGATACCCTGCATAAGCAGAGCCACAAGGGTATCGTCATTGTCAAACCCGGTGGCATCGTTCCCCGCATAGGCCGCGTGAAGCTTGGAATAGGCTTGCGTAATGCGGGCTTTATCAATGTCGTTCAGAGTAACGCTAAAGGTTTGACCCGACATGGAAACAGTCGGTTCCGTAACCTCGTTAGTGCCGACATTGGCGGCAAGAATTGTCCGCGTGACCTTGGATGCAACGATAGCGCCAAGAGTGCCATCGGCGTTCATCGGCTTTTTGTCGGACGTGTTAGTGGCGGTGCTGTCAAACCAAAGGTTAGAAATCGGCAGCGTGCCCGCCAACACATCAAGGTCAAGAGACCCTTGAACAAGCGCCGCCTCATAGTCGGGTACGACATGAGCAAAGCGAGAGGACGGCCAGAAAGCAGGCGGCAGAACCGTCGAGTTAGCAATGCTTTCCGAGGCATATTGCCGCCGTGTAAGCCGCGACGAGTGCGCGGCAAGCCGGAAGTTATACATCACCGCAAAGCTGTCGATCAGATCAGTGTTGATCGTAGCGCCCGCAGGAACATGGATGCCGAGCGTTTTGAAAAACTCGGAGGCCGCAGCCGTTGTAAGAGTAGCCCCCGTTATTGTGGTAAAAAACGGCGGCGGGGCGCGATCAGCAGCGCCTAGCGACTTGATCACTTCCCCGGTCATCGCGTGATTCAGCTCATCGCGACCGGGAAACTGGGGCAGGGCTTGTTTAGGGATAAACCACGCCTGCACGTTCGCCATAACAGCGTTCTGCAAAGGACGCGGCATTTCGGCAAGCCGAATATCCACGCCAACTCTGCCGGAGAGGCTTTCGCCGGGGTTAAGTGGGATATAACCCACAGGAACGACCTTACCAGCAAAGCCGGAGGTCATAATAACGGCGCTGTCAGGCCGCATTGTTGTGTCGAATTCGACGGGTGTAGATGATTGACGAGACATCAATTGTTTCCTTGAGATTGAGGGGGAGCAAAACGCCCAAAAGGCCGATCTTGAACGTCAAGACCGGATTGTTTTTTGAATTTGCGCGCCTTGATTTTCATATTGGCACCAAACAAAGATGCCCAATTCCACGGCACTTGGGTTCCATATGCCAAAGGTGTTTGGATATATTCCAACAACGGCTCATCGCCGTCGGCTGACAACATTGTGACAGGGCCAGTAATGGCATTGTCAGTATGAATAAGCCCGGTTCGGATTTTATTATCCTCAACAGTCGTTTCACGACCGGGCGTCATCCAATCACGCGCATTGGTAGGGATACCAAACATGCGCGGATCACCACGGCCAGCAACAGTGGCAACGGTTGTGGTTGAAGATCGACCCAAAGCAGGGGCGCGATCCGTAAGGCCAGCCACTGCCGACGGGTCAGATGGTTGGCGAACAAGCCCGCGGGCTTGATCAAGCTGGAGGCGCAACAAATCATTGTTAAGTTGATTATGTTCGCGCCGATCCTTGGCGTCTGGCCCGAAATTATCGGTCAGCATATCGCCAAGAATAGACAGCGAGGCCAAAGGTGGCACGTCACCTTGCGCCATAGACCCGCCGGGTTGACCATATTGAAGCATGGTCAAAGGGTTGAACCCGTATTCGTCCGCAGCTTTCCGAGCGCCTCGCGCTTGCGATACGATGTTTTCGGCAGGCGTAGGAGACTTACTTCTGCCGAAAAGACCCCCAAGAATTTTGAGGCCACCCCCTATGAGGCCAATCGGTCCCACGTCAGTTACCTGACAGACAGATTGCGGCGTGAACCGCCGGAGCCTCAGTTAAAAGATACAACCCAAGTGCGCCAGCGGCAGGGCCGAGCAACACCTTGGAGACGAGTTTGAAAACTGCAAGTTTTTTCATGATACCTCAAAGGTTCAGAACCTAGAGGGCGCATTTATCCTATAATCAATAAATTGTAAGGTAGCGCCCCGACACCCCACACATCGGGATATACCCTAGATATAGTGGAAAGTGTCAAGACAAATCGCATCATAGAAGTGTCGATTTGTGATATTGTGGCAGAATGTTCGATTATTGAAAGGCCGTAAAGGCCGTGGGGGTAAATACCCCCTACACCCCCTAAGGAGAGCGTTGGATGCAATACAGCACGAGGGCAGCGCGCGCAAGCGAAGGCGGAGCCTGCTAACTGCCTGAGAATGTGTGATTGCTGCACCACCGCAAGGCGGGGGACAGGGGGGAAGAATCCCCCCCTATCCCCCGGACCCCCAACCCCCCCGACAGCGGCTGTTTGTAGGGGCAAGACTGTAACAAGAAAAATGCAGTCTTGCCATTAATTGTCAATATAAGTTAGCCTATAAGAATAAGAAATTAGAGGACGTTCCGTAGCCACAGCAGAAGGGCTATCAGTAAAGTACGCGACATACATAGCATTATTATTAATATCAGGACCAAGAGCCGAATTAGGAAGCCAAGTAGTTTTCATATGGAGCTTCTTATAGAATTGAGTCAGGCGTTCGCCATCATCCTGATCCACCTTAATGGTACGATCCATAAGCACCTTAAAACGACGTTCCTGAACACTTGACCAATTACGCAGAGAGTCAACATTAACCGACGACAGCAAATCCAGAGCAGCCGGAAGATTTCCAGCACCGGCAACCAACGGTTCCTTATCAATGAACACAATCATTCGAACACGTTCCTGTTTAACCGTAGAAAGCGCAGTATCAGAACGCTTCACACGTCCACGCAGTTGAAGAGACTTACACCGAATCTGAGCACCATTACGCTGAGAAACACCATCTCCCTGAACAATACCATTCAGACGTACAACCGTCCAAGCACCCGCAGCAGGAGCATTAATACCCGCCGTAGATGTATGATCAACATACTTACGCTCTACATTGAGCATTCCCTTGACCGCCGCAACATCCTTTGCAATACGACCAATATTGATTCTACCACCTGGAGCATAACGACGCTTAGCAACGCCGTACAGCTTACGGTAGATTCCACGCCTATATCCCTGAAACCGCTTCCGATCCCGCCTGAAGAATACCATCTTCTATGACAACAGGGGAGAAAATATTTTGGGCGTCACCAACATACAAATTTTCGGGAAATCCGTACCTAGGTCGTACAACCTGATCAACAACACATTTCTTCATCTTCGAGTGGTGCTTCTCACCGCGCATGTATTTAGCATGTTCTACCGGGAGAAATTCACCACAAACAAACCAATGCTTATAAAAATGTTTTTTATCCTTTGTTTGTTGTTCCTCAGTCCAAATACGATTTAATACAGACCGCATACGCTGCGAAATAACAGACCGCGTTATTTCCTCATCATACCTAACCGCAACATGGATATGCCAACCTGCAGGAGAATCCG